AACACCGGAGTTCAAGTCACAACGCCGAGGGTGCTTATCGACTCCTCAGGCCGCGTAGGGATTGGCACTACGAGCCCCACGACAAAACTCGATATTTACACAGATTCTGCCACTGGCACCTATGTAAAAGTAGAAAATACGGAAGGGCGTCTTTTCGCTGGAGTTTATGGAACCGGCGAAGGCTATTTAGCAACTGAAACATCTGATCCGCTTGTTTTAGGTACAAATGGCACCGAAAGGGCGCGAATTGATACCAGCGGACGCCTCTTAGTTGGTACGTCTTCTGCTGGTGGGACTGAGTTAATTCAAGTTCAAGGAAATACCAGCTCTTCAACTGCGCCCGGTGGTATTGCTTTACGTCGATCTTCTCTCACCAACACTGACGACATTGGGTATTTAAATTGGACAAATGCAAGTGGTAATGTCCACGCGGGAATCAGAGCTATCTGCGATGGCACCCCAGGAGCGAGTGATTACCCAGGCGCGTTATTGTTCTCCACTACTGCGGATGGGGCGAGTTCTCCGACGGAGCGGATGAGGATTAATAGTGCAGGAGCCACCAAGATATTTGCATCAACAGCAAATGTTTTAGGCGCGGGCTCAAACCAAGCAGCGGGCACGACATATTATCTTTTTTACGGGTCAAACAATGCATCTAGCACAACAACAGGAACAACCTGCTTCCTTGTTTTTACCAATGGAAATGTTCAAAATACAAACAACAGTTACGCTGGTATTTCTGACGCAAAGCTAAAGGAAAACATTGTCGATGCTGCTTCTCAATGGTCCGATATCAAAGCCCTCCAGGTCCGTAAGTACAACTTCAAGGAAGGCCAGACCCACACCCAGATCGGCCTGATCGCCCAGGAGGTCGAGCTTGTCTCCCCTGGCCTTGTCACCGAATCCCCCGACCGCGACGAAGACGGCAACGACCTTGGCACCGTCACCAAGAGCGTCAACTACTCGGTGCTCTACATGAAGGCAGTCAAGGCGCTGCAGGAAGCAATGGAGCGCATCGAGCAACTGGAAACAGAGATGGCTGCTGTTAAGGCCCAGCTCTCGTAGTCCCCTTCACTTATATGCACTACTTGATTCCAGCATTGCTGTTGGTTTTCGCCTTTGTCGTCCCACTCATCTGGATCTATGTTGGCCTCCCGTACCGACGAGATCCGTGGTGGTGGTAGCCAGGCCCAGTAACCTTTGACACTACTAGGCGGGTAACCGGCCTTTAACTGGTTACATCATTTCTAGTACACTACCTACATCGCCACTGATCACTATGGCCGACACTGTTTACACCTGGGGCATTGCCCAACTCGAACGCCATACCGCTGATGGCGTGGTTTATACGGTGCATTACACCATTAATGCAAATGACGGCACCTACTCTGCTGGCGCCTATGGCAGCATCGGGCTAGAGCAGCCTGATCCAGATGATCTCATTCCGTTTGCTGATCTAACACCTGAGCTGGTAATCGGCTGGACAAAAGAAAAACTCGGCGGTGATGAGAAGGTGGCCGAAATTGAAGCAGCATTACAGGCACAGCTTGATGAGCAACACGCACCAACTAAGGCGCAAGGTCTGCCTTGGAGCTAGACTGAGGGCAACACCAGCCTGAGCCGTGATCGAAGTGTTTGCTGCTATCGCTGGTGCATCCATCAGCGTGGTTGCTTGTGGGCTGTTTGGCTTTTCTCGTCGTAATGAGGAGGCCGCTGCTGCTGTAATCAGGCTTACAAGTGCAGTGGAGCATATTGGCACAAGCCTAGAGAATTTGCACACGGACATAAAAGAGACAAACCGCGAGATGTTCACCCGGCTTAACCAGGTGGAAAACCGAGTCAGTAAGCTCGAGGTGAAGTAGCGGCTAGACTGAGTGTGACGTTTGCCACAGTTGCCGTGGACGCTACTCAGGTTGCAGCTATCGCCATTGTGGTGGCTGCTGGCTCAGAATTAATTGCGTTGTCACCGCTGAAATCCAATAGTTGGATTCAGTTATTGCTTCAGTTTGCGCGTTTGGCATTCCCTAAGCGCCGCTGATGAATTTCCTAGCAGCGGCAAAAGCAACAACCAAGCCGACGCCGTTGCCACATCAGCAGGCGGCATGGACTTGGGCATGGGAGCTACTAGCGCCAGACGAGCAGGCTACATTTCTCGACAAATTCCGCAGTGACCCGGTGCCAAAACCTACATTGGCATGGGAGCCTGCCGCAAAACTAATACGCGAGTTTGAAGGCTTTAGTGATGTAGCATACATTTGCCCTGCCGGTGTGCCAACCATCGGATGGGGCACCACACGATGGCCTGATGGCGCAGCAGTAAAAATTGGCGATACCATCACACGCGATGCTGCTGATGGCTTGCTGGATAACATGCTGGAAACTCAAGTTGTACCAGCACTAGCAAAAACAATACCGGGCTGGAAAACATTACCAGCGCAGAGGCAAAATGCGTTGATTTCGTTTGCCTATAACGTAGGTTGGCATTTCTACGGCAGCGAAGGTTTCGAGACAATATCGAAGGCGTTACATGCGGCAAGCTATGACGCAGTGCCAGCGGCATTAATGCTATATACCAACCCAGGTACACCAGCGGAACCGGGCCTCCGCCGTAGACGGGAGGCGGAAGCAAAACTATGGGGCATCTCAACTAAAGCAACTTCAGTGCTGCTTAAGGTGCCCTATGAGTACCAGCTCGACAATAAATCTGGCACCGGTTACCGCGAATGCTTTAGCAGTAGTTGCGCGATGATTGCTCGTTACCACGGCAAGGTAAAAAGCGATGATGAATATAATAAAGTACGGGCCAAATATGGCGATACCACCGACGCCCAGGCACAGGTGCTTGCATTACGGGCACTAGGACTCACAAATTCAAGGTTTGTAACCAACTGCGCACCTGGTTTGTTGGAATCTGAGTTGCGGACTGGCAGACCTGTGGCGGTGGGTTGGCTACATCAAGGACCGTATAACGCACCAATCGGTGGCGGCCACTGGTCTGTAATTATCGGCTTCGATCCAGACTATTGGATACTGAACGACCCCAACGGTGAGGCAGACCTCATCAACGGCGGCTACGTAAACCACACTAAAGGCGCAGGCATCAAATACAGCAAAGCCCGTTTTAATCGCAGGTGGGAAGTCGATGGTGCAGGGACAGGCTGGGCGTTGCTGGTACGTCCTGGCTGACGGTGCAAATGCACCAATCCGGTGGATTTCCACGGATTTACACCTAAACAAACCATGAACTGGAACAAGTGGACCATCACATCGACGGCACCGAGCTTGTTCCAAAAAAAGTCACCAAACACCGCTTCCGCAAAACCATCATTGCGGCCTGGGGAGGTCGCTGCGCCTACTGCGACGAGGTACTAGGCCGCAACGCCACTCTCGATCACATCATCCCTCGCTCAAAAGGTGGTGAAACCCAAGCCACCAACCTCGTGGCTTGCTGCCTAAGCTGCAACAGTCACAAATCTTCACATCCCGTATTTGAGTGGTTCAAGGATCGAGCCTGGTACTGCCCTCTACGGGAAGCACGTTTACGCCGTTGGATTGCAGGGCAAGCTTACGCACATTTTCCTGTTGAGTATCGTAATCAATTTGCCACTTCCATAGAGCTTGCCACAATTGACAATGTTCCGCGACAACCCCCCGACCCTCCACTCGCCACAGACTTCCCCGATCGCTACTAACTACACTACAAACAGGCTGATCCACACATCTATACTGGAGCGCATTACCAAGTCTGCTTATGGCCTGGGCCAATTGGCTGATCCCCACCGTAACTCTTAACGATGAACTCCGCCTGGAAACCCAAGTCCGCTCCCTACGTGCGTGTAAAGATTTGCAACAAGTTTCCGACTTAGCAGTAATGCTACTCCGCCAGAACTACTCATACTCGGAGATTATCAAGAACGCTACCCGTCACATCGCCGAACTCGAAATGCGAGAAATGCTTGTGGATTTTAAGAACACGCCGCAACTTGTTGATTGATTGATCGTACACCTGCCGCACCCTCTCCCGACTAAGATCCAGGTCCACCCCAATCTGGGTCAGCGTTTTGAACTCGTACCCATCAATACCAAGCCTATGCAATAAAACATACCGATGCCGCGCATCCAAATTATCAATACAGTTCATTATTACTTCAAAAGCCTCTTGCGAATTAATCTCATCCAACGTGTCGTCGTACATCGTTTCTTTCTCATCCGCAATAACATCACCAAGCGTTGTCTCCCCATCCTTCTGCGAAATCTTCTGATCCAGCGAAACAACAGAACAACCCTTAAGTATGATCTCGTGCAATTTCTCTAACGTCACACCCAGCGCATCTGCCAATTCCTGCTTACTGGGTTTCCTACCAAGCGTCATCCCCAGCTCGTGCTTAACTTTCCGCAACTTACTAAATAACTCTGCCATGTGAACTGGAACACGTATTGTGCGACTCTTCGTATCTATACCGCGCTGAATACCTTGACGCACCCACCAGTACGCATAAGTAGAAAACTTATAACCACGCGCACCATCAAAAGTTTCAGCCGCCCGTATCAAACCTAACGTACCTTCTTGCACAAGATCGAGCATATCCAAATTCTTAGCAACCCCGGTATATCTTTTGGCTATATGCACAACAAGCCTCAAATTACTATTAATAAGACGCTGCTTTGCCAACGCACCACGCTTAACAGTACGTTGCTGCTGCTTCGTAAGAGGTTCTGTACTGTCCTGCAAGACAGCCGCAGCAGAGATGGCACGAAATAGCTCGATCTCTTGCGTACCGTTCAACAGCGGATACCTAGCAATCTCCTTGAGGTAAACGCCAAAAGAATCCATGACACCGAACTCGTGCGGCTATAGAGTAGCACACTACACTTCACCTTCTAACTTCTTTACTTTTTTTCCAGCTATACGATTCTTCACAGACGCAGCCCATTGCGCCTGATCCGCAGCAGCAGCTTCCTTGTACTCAGAGCAATTCTTTTCAAGCCACAGGTAAACAGCTTGCCTGGCTAACGCAGTGACACGCATGTTGGCAGTAGCAGCGTAGCGTTCCAGCAGTTCGTATCGAGCATTATCAAGCAGCACCTGCATATACCGCTTGTTCCCATGTTTTAGAGGCATGACCTTTACCGTATGGATTATTGTAGCACTCTACAACCCTTGCCTCTTTCGTGCGGCACTACGCTGTTTGCGGCACCCAGCCCGCACATCAAAAGCCCACTCTAAAAACTTCGTGGCGCGTTGAATATCACCAGTAGTGGAGCGGGGAAGTACACGAAGTAAATTCCCCACAACCTCTTTACGCATTATTTCGCCTGTGCCCAACTCTTCCCCCATCTTGCCTCCGCAACGGCTGGAACTTCACCCAACCATACTGCTTCCGCACCTTCCATTGCCTCTGTAAGTAATGCCGCCCACTTCTCCTCAACACCTTCCGCAACTTCCAAAATCACCTCGTCATGCACAACTCCTGCAAGTTTGGCCTCATCCTCATCTGTATTTGCAAGATGCCGCCATAACAGAGCTAACGCCCGCTTCATAACCGCTGCCCCAGCACCCTGCACTGGTGTGTTACACCGAGTGGTGAGCTTGTTATTTTCACCAATCAGAAAACGCCGCATCCCAGAGATCCTGACACGTATCGCTGCTTGATCGGAAACCTTATCCGCCTGCATGGCACATTGCTTCTGCCACGCATCAATACCTGGATAAATCCGATGGAACGCCTCACGAATTTCCTTTGCTTCATCTAAATCCATCTGAATACCTGACGCACCAGCGTATTCACGCAAACCCTTCGCACCAGATCCAAACAGCAGACCGAAGTTGGCTGACTTGGCTATCTGGCGCTGCTCCTTAGTCACTTCATCTTCCTCAACGTCGTAGATACTCATAGCTGTAAGCGTGTGGAGATCCTGCCCTTCCTTAAACGCATTAATCATCACCGTATCTTTCGCCTCTGCCGCCGCGAGTCTTAACTCCATCTGCGCGAAGTCAGCAACAACCAATAACTTCCCTTCCGGTGCCTGCACACAAGACCTAAAACTCTCGTCCCTCGGAACTTGCTGCAAATTAGGCTGCATACAACTCATCCTTCCGGTATCCGCCCCCATCTGCATATAACTGGCACGAATCCGCCCTTCTTCGTCCACACATTCCAGCAATGTATGCACCATCTGTCTGCGCTTTTCGATCCGCTTCCACCTCAAATACAACGCAATCACCGCATGATCCGCCGCGTACTGCCTCAAACTGTTGCGAGACACACTGGTCTTACCTGTAGAATCGACCGGCGGTTTCCCTAGCACAGCCTCAAAAGCACGTCCCAGCTGACCTGGTGAGTTCAAATTGAACCCAGCAGGCATTCTGTTACCTTTCTTAATAGTCCCCGTGGCCTTGGGGCGTGTGTTCAACTTACCGTCTGGATCACGCGGCAACTTGTAATCCTCAGGCAACGCCTTATCCAGATCTGTCAAGAACTGTTCACCTAATGCAACATGTTCCT